TTCGAGCTTTCTTTTAGATCTTGGAATGAAGGGTTGTAAAGACATTTCTTCCCACACTTCATCTTTTTTAGGAGCATCGGGGGTGTCATTTCTAATTAAAGAGAGATCTTTAGGATTAGGAGTTGGGTGGAACACATTAAAGTTAACATTTCCGAGAGTGGAATCGATTTCATAAGGAGCACCATTTTTAACTACATCAAAAATATCCATTACTTCGGAAGTTTCATAGACTTTAGTAATCATTTTAGTAACTTTAAAACGAGCTTTTTCGATTTGTTCAAATTCGGAATCAATACGAGCGGATTCAATAAAATAAGTTTCCCAAAGTTCTTTATAGCCTTCTTCATAAGCGGAAAGGAGATCAGCTTTACTAGATTCGGTTCTTTTAAGCTTTTCACTTTCAGCTTTAAATTCGAGTTCTTTAGCATCATAAGTTTTACGAAGTTCTTTACGTTCATTGGAATCGAACTTTAACTTATACATTTTATCATAAAGAATAAGGAGCTCGTCATCAAGTGCGGTTCTTTTAGATTGAATCATATCAATAGAGCCATTATGAGCTTTCAAGTCGCAGTTAAAGTTATTTTGCAAAGCTTCCAAGTGACCCTTCAAAGTAATAAGTTGTAAGCGTTCAGCATCATTTTTCACAGAAGCGGAAAGAAAAGATTGACCAGAAAGTAAACCCCAATTACGCATTTTAGCCATTTTAGCAGTAAATTCAATAGTGTTCACAAATCCAAAGGAAGGAGATTGATTTAAGAAAAGAGAGTATCCGATTTCATTTTCCCACTTTCTAGCAAAACCGCGCACTAAAAGAGGATTAGCAAATTGATCAACTACACCCATTTCATCACCATTTTTTAAAGCGAGAGCACAACTAGATAAATTAGGCTTATCGGTTTTGTATTTAGCAGGTAATAAGTAAGGAAAGTCAAGCCACACTTTACAATAGTCACTTTTAGCCCAATTACCATCCAAATAGTTAATAAGCAAATCATCACAACCAACAGAAAGTTTTCCAAGGTTCATATGTTGAAGATTAACATTACATTCAGAGTCAATATCTAATTTTTTCATCATGGGTTCCCTAGTATATTGCATTTTAAAAAGAAAAAGTAAGTGTAAAAAATAAAAGAAAAAGAGGTATTAAATTATTAAAAAAAGTATATGTGTGAAAGTTTTTTATTAAAGTTTTGAAAAGTTTGAAAAAAATATTAAAAAATGAAATTTTTGAAATTTTTAAAAATTTTTTCTGAGTATAGGGGGACATGTGGAAAAAAGCAAGAAAATAGGGGGTCTATTCATCCGACGTTTAGCACTGTACTATTTCTTGCTATTTAGCGATTTTCTAATCGGCGTCTCTTGAGTAAGGGTTTATCCATCAATGCGCCACCATCCATTCCAGCAGTTTCACCATCCTCATCAAATAACCCCATACCTTTACTGATATTTTGACAGTTCTGACAACCGCAGCTAGGTCCACATCCTCCATTGCTTGGTTCACCTAATCCACTAAATAATTCAACTCCACTTTCAATAGCAGGTAAAAGCTTAGAGGTAGTATCTAAGACAGTAGATAAGGTTTTAGACCAAGAATTACCTCCTCTACTTTTAATATCGGTATAGCTAATTTCAGGCATTTGATTAATACGATCAACAGTAGCTTGAGTAATACCCAATTTAGTATCAGCGATATCTTGAGAGATTTTAAATACACCTTCAGTAATAGTAACACAATATAAGTCATAGTTAATAGTAGAATTAGAGATGTTTTCCATGTTAATATTGAAAGATAAAGTAAATTGTTTATTTAATCCAGGTGCTTCATTAGGGTCTAAACCGATATCTTTACCAAATTTAAGAGGTAAAATAGAACCAGCTCCTCTAAAGTTTTTAGCTCCACCGGTAGTAGCACTCACTTCACCAATATCCCCAATCCAGTCATGCATATCATAAATGATACCATTTTCTTTAGCAATTTGATATAATTCCATTACAGTAGCATTACCTAAGATACCGGAATAGTTTTGCCAAGTTAAGTTAATACCTTTAATTCTTGCATAAGTATCAGTAGTAGTAATACTTCTATCTGCATTTCTTCTTCTAGCATAAATAATAATCATTTTAGGAATAGTTTGTAATTGAATAGATTGAGAGTTAACAACTAAAGATTGTCCACTAGTTACATTACCAACATTGGTAACGTATTTTTGAATAGTATAGTAAGCATAACTAGGAGATTGAGGGATAGAAGTTTTCATACTAGGAGTAATCCATTCTAAATAAAGAGTAGGTGATCCTGGATATAATCCTTCAGGTTGTGAAACACTTACAATAGTACCTGTACAAGTAACAGATGGTGCGTTCTCATCTCTGCACCACATTCTACTAAAATCATTAAAATTAAAAGTCCATTGTAATGTATTTAATCCAATAAATCCAGGTCCTTGTACATCTCCTACTAAAAATGGTGACAAAAAGATAGGTTCAATAACAAAAAAGTTAATGGTAGCAGTAGTTCTAGAATTAGCACTAATATATACAGGAAAGGTTCCTCTTCCTTTATGAGTGAATGAAGAAGATCCAATTCCTCCCATACAATTTTGTACAGTTCCTACACCCATAGAATAATGTTGGAAATTATCAGGCATAGATGGGAAGTTACTAAATGTTTTGTATTGCTCTTCATGTGTCATACCCAAGTTAAGTAAATCAGGATAATATTCAAAAGGAGTGACAGTAATAGTATTATTGTTAAAGGTGCATTGTAAAGAAGAGATGCACGAGTTAATAGGACAGGCACGCAACGAGTCAGTATATCCATAATTAACGAGAGGCACATTGTCAGCACCACTATCACCAGTTAATACTAATTGTACTCTTAATCCGATGAATGCGAACGGAGAGACAATAATTGCTTTATTAGGAGGAGGAGTGTTGAAAGTAAGTGTATCGTTACTGTAAGAAGTAGAAGTAATTTGTGACCAATTCTTGTAGCGAGGTCCGTCAATGACAGCATAACTACGTTTGATATTTAAATCAGTCTTTGGATCCTTATATTTTACTACGTTCATTTAAAATCAAAGCAAAAAAAATTTATTTAATAAAATTTGCGAGAACTTGAAAAATGTTTTATTATTTTGGATTTTTAATGCATGTATATACTTTTTAAACAAAAAGAACTTGTTCTTTAGGTGCCATGATAAGCTTCATGGACACGAATTGATTAGGTGGAATCTTAACTGTAATCTTAGTTCCATCCTTCTTTTGTAACTTAACTGAAATACGAATAGTATAAAGAGGAGAAGGATTTAAGAATTCTATCCATCTGAGGGGACCTTGTGGAAAGTATTGATAATAGTCATTATTTCTAAAATCACCATTAAAGGTAGGAACAAAATCAGCTAGGATGTTGTTAAAATTAGGATTACCGTTAACAGCTTTAATTACTTCAGTCTTAACAGGTAGATTACTTTCAAATATAATTTTAACAAAATCATTCCATGCATAAAGAGAATCAGCTTCTTGAGTTAATTTAATGTAAGTAGTAGCAGAATAAATTACTTCATTATTAGAAAAATCATTGTAAGGATGTACAATAAAATCTCTACCAGTAATAGAGTTATAACTAATTCTTTGTCCATCGAATGATAAAAATAAATTATTTAATGCAGTACTCATATACATTTTTAAATAAGGTTCCACATCTACATCAGGATACCAATCATCATTCTTAGGAAAATAAATACTAAATCCTTCTCCTGGTGCATAATTGATAAATGGTGTAGTATAAGTAGTCATATGTGCAGTATTTAATGCAGCAATAGATGCAGCAGCAGCTGCATTAAATGATCTCATTACTTGTGATATATTAAATACATACTGAGTACTTCCATAGGTTACTGTGTCATATGGCACAAATGACAATGTGGTTGCATATACACTTTCATTTCCAGCATCTGTAAAACTAATTGTAAGAATGAATATATCATCAGTCCACTCAAAGAATGGAATAAGGCAACCTGGTATATCGAAACGGTCGAATGCAACGCAATATCCGTTAGGAACGAGTAACAAAGGTACATTTCTAGAATCATCCAAACTAGCATCGATAGGAAAAAAAGTATTATTATAAATTTCAGCATTGTAGTAAGATGCTTTTTCTAATGGTCCACGATTCATGATGAATCAAAAAAGTTTTTATTTATTTATTTATTTTTATTTAACATATATACTTATTTTAAATATTTATTAGTAAATAGAGTAACTAAAAAGTCTCTTTTATTAGCAGGTACATTCATCCATTCACTAGTAAAGATATCTAAAGGTTTATCAGCTTCTATTAATCTAGCTAGTACCCATCTCCCACAGGTATTAATATCCTTCATTTTAACTTGTAAAGGGTGTTCGTTATAGAAGACTCTACCATGGTATTCTTCTAATAATTGAGATAGGTAGTTGGTTTGCCAAAATTCATTCGGAATAAAAGCTCTTTCATCATCCGGCATATATCCATAAGGATCGAAAAAGTCTAAATCACCATTTGGATGATCACTTAAACAAGTCCAATGACCTATATTTTTACCCCATTCATACAAAATAACACAATTATTATATGGTTTTAAAAGTTCGTTTATTGATTTAATTTGATTAAGATGATTATATTTAATTATTTTAACTTTATTATTTAATGCTTCTCTGATATCATCATCAGATAAAGCATAGGAGAGGGAATGTTTATTATTAATCATTTTGAGAACGAGCACGTTTTTTTGATTTTGTTTCATTTCCTAAGTCCATAGACGTTCCGTTTTTAGATTCAATTGATTGATCTTCTCTCTTTCTTTGACGATCTTGAATACGTTTCACGAGATGAAAATCCTTATCCCAAACAAAGATATTACAATCATTACAGGACACTTTGTATCTACCAACATTATCAGGATCTAAAGCATTTTTACACTTAAAAGCAGTTAATTCAAAGCCACACTTACAAAAGAGACCAGTTTTATAGGGTTTACCTTCAGCTTTATTTTGTTCAGCCATAGCAAATAAAAGAAAAAGATATTTTGATAGAGTAAAGAAATAAGTTTTTTGGATAGAAATAGTAAAAATTAAAAGGTATACTGACTTTTTTTATTAACCATTATTCAATAACAAACACACCATGTTCATATAAAACACACATGGGAGTTTTTTGTCTAATAACAACCCATTGTGAATTTAATCCTAAGATCTTGGATAACATCTTTGGATTACGAATTTGTAGATTAGATTTTAACACATCTGCGATTTGATTTTTACTACCATTAGCTGGAAAGCATACTAAATATTTGCTATCACTCAATGGTAATTTAGTTCTAGAATAATCCTTTAAAAAGTGACTAGATGTAATTACATTAATTACTTTATGTCTTCCCTTTTTAATAGATAATCGATTGATTTCTAAAACATTATTTTTAGCTTCTGGATTCTCTATTTCAAAAATATCATCGAAATAAGTAATAGATTCTTCTAGCATGGAAATATCTAACTTATCAGGTGTGCATTCTTCTCCATCTAATATTTCAATATCTTCACTAGCGTCTTTTAAAGAATAATCATCTGCAGTAGAAGTAATAATAATTCCATCCATATCATGATGATCGATAAACTTCTCCATAAATCGTAAAGCAAAACGAGTCTTACCACTTCCAGTAGCACCAGCAATAAAAATGGTATCTCTATCATCAACAGGATCAATAGTTGGATGTAAAAATAGTTCCCCATCATTGATAAGTATTTCTTTTCCCTCTTGTTCTTTTAGCATCGTTTCAGCTTCAATGTAATCATCTCTCATTTGTGGTGTAAACTCCATTCCCATATGTTCTACGTATTTACGATAATCATCAATACCACCTGATAATTTTCCTTTGTAACCTGGTAAATAACCTCCTTCATACATAAATTTTGTAACATCTGTTTCACCTCCTTTATTATTATTATCCAAGTAAATCACTTGTTTATCCCTTTTACCACCTTCAATGAAGGCGATCGGTATACCCCGTTTAAAATTTAACATTTTTTAAAATTATTTTATATTTTTAACAATAGTACATAACTATTTTATATTTTATTGGAATTCCACCTCTTGAGTGAATTGAGGTTCAGGGCTCACAGAAGGCACACTGAACACTTGTGGATTAACTTGAGGAGCAGGTGGCATAGGTGGTTTAATCTTTTTTCTACCTATCCATGGTTTTCTTGCACCCGGTTGTTGTTCAATATCTTCACCTAATTCTTCAATACCTCTTTTCTTTTTACGAACTACTTCAGTGGGAGTAGTAATTGGTGGAGTTGCAGTAGGAATGGAAGGGGTATAAGGGTCATTAACTCCAATATCTACATCACCCATTTCCATTCCTTCTGGATCTGGAATGTCTTCTATCACCTGTGTTCCTAAAGATGGATTGGGAAGAGGTATTTCAGAAATAGCAGATAGAGCTGGTTGAGGAGCAGGTTGTGATACATTTGTCATTCCTGGTGTAAACATGGAAGGACTAATATTTGGAGTAGGTAACAAAGGTGTAATTTGTGGAGTAGGCATAGAAGGACTAATGATAGGTGGACTTAATGTTGGAGTAACAGTACTTAATTGGATATAGGGAGTAGCAGGTGTACTTGGTAAAGAAGGTGCTAATGCTACTTGTTTAATAGGAGGTAAAGTTGTTACAGCAGTACTATTTATCTAAAAGTTATTAATAAATATAAAATAAAATTAAAAATATATTACAATCCAGCATTTTGATTTTGAGCATCAGCTCTTGCATCCCATTGGTTTTTTATAGATGCATCCAATCCATTCCAATTGCTTCCAATTTGTTTCATAAGGCCTGGTATTTCACTCATTAATATTTTTCTTCCTCCTTTTTTAAGTTCTTCAAAGTATCCTTTAACGTACAATTGGTATCCACTCACCAATCCTCTTCTTCTAGGAATACGACATCCAGGAGGAATAGGATTAGCTCCTCCATAAATAACTCCTCTACCCATATACTTTCTTCTTTTTCTTTTCTTGGGTGGAACTCCTCCTTTACTGATAATTTCTTGTACTTTTTTAGCTCTAGCTTCAGATTTACTTTTTCCAACAGTTAATGATCTTTGCTTTACTGCTGGATCAACAACCGATGCTGGTTGAGTAGCCAACCAATTGTAATAACCGGTAGTAAATAAAGGTTTATTATTTTGAGCCCATGCAGCATAGTTATTTGTTTTATTAGCTCTTGCATAGGCATCCCATTGAGCTGCAACCACTGTTTTTACGTAAGTTTGATAGGGATAGTAGATGCTACATCCAGGTGGTAGAGCACCTCCTACTTCTCCATAACCCATATAGTTCATTTTATAAAATAAGTATGTTAGTAATATAAAAAGTTAGATTTAATAAAATTTTTTGTTTTTTGTTTTTACTAAAATTTTTAAAATAATATCTACAGTAAAACTATAAAAATGAGTTTACGTGATATACAAAATTTAAGTACCATTACACGAAACAGTGAAACTTACAACTTTAGATACAACGGATTAATTTTAGATGACGGAATTCAATTAACGGAGAATAATGATGATGAAGTCGCTTTAACTCAATACAATATTCTTGGAGGAGTAGTAGTATTTACAAGTGCTACTGTAGCAGCTGACCCTACTGTAGGATGGCCTGCAGTTACTGTAAATAGTGTTAGAATTGGAGATGTAGTTACAGTTACTGTAAAGGGTATTTCACTAACTGCTACTGCTAATGGAGCTACCTATATTACTAATTTAGGTTCTGTTTTAATTCCTTCTTGGCATAGACCTTCTCATAATATTACCGGTGGATGCCAATGTCAATTAGCTGGAGTTAATAACTCAGGTACAATTATGGTTTTAACTACTGGTGAAATTAGATTTTACATTGCTGGAGTGGACTTTAATGTTGTTGCTACTGATACATTTGGAGTTCCTGAAGGTGCTACTATTTCTTATACTGTTTTAGGATAAAAACTTTATTCATATCCATATGGGAGTGATGATTGAAATTCATCATCTAAAAAGAAACGACCCTCCCATAGAGACTTTAAAAACTGTCTCTTAAAATAATAACTAATAACTTGGAATGGATCATTCTCATTCCAATTACTAGCTAATGTTTTTTTAAACCCTTCTTTAAATTTGGGTTTTTGTTCTTCATGATCAAATAAAACTTTTTCATACATTTCAGCAGTTAACATAGAGTAAGGTACACCAGCACTTTTCATTTTAGTTACTATTTTATTATCTTTTCCAATGTAGGTAAGTAAATAGCATTTCGGTCCTAGGTAAATAGCACGAATTACTTTACCTAAAGTCTTCTTATCATCATTCCACATGTAACCAAGTTTATCTGGAGAAAGGATGTGTTTAATTCTTTCCATCTCTTGAGTATTAGTAAGCCAGTGTAAAGAGTCTGTATCGGTATAGAAAGGAGCATTTTTAAGAGAGCCAATTTGATCTGTTAAACGTAATGGGTCTAAAACATCCATATAATCATAGATAATTCTTCGAGAATAAGATAAAATAAAAGCACCAAATTGAGCTGGTTTACGAATAGCAGTTTCGTATTCAGGATTAACACCTTTAAAGATAGCACATCCTTCTAAATCTTTAAACCATACTACATCCGTTAAAGTTTTAGTACTAATAAACTTATCAGCTTCGTTTTTATTTGTAACTACTAATAGTTCATCTAGGATAGGTTTTTGTAACATTTTACCATAGAGACTATTCATAAATATTTTAGCTATTAAACGTAAAGCTTCATTACCAGTCTGTTCTCCTTTAACTTTCATAGCGAAGGCTAGATTAATAAAGTTTTTGAATACATATCCTTTCTTCTCCCAGATAACACCTTCTAAAAATTCTATTTTGTATCCACTTTCCAAAGCCATTTCTAAATCGATAGATGTATAAGTACCTTCTCCATTAGTTAAATCCCAAGTTAATCCATTAGCAGTTTTTCTTCCATAACTATCTGTCTTTACTTCTTTTCTAGGTAGTACAGGTGTTACCAATTTACGATTCGGTTCAAAATTAACTTTAAATATACCCATAGGTAATTTACCTAACATAGACTTTTCTACTTTAATCTGGTTAAGTGCTTTTATTTCTTCTTCAGTAGCTATTCTATGTTTTCCTACAGGGTATTCAAATCGCTCCATTGCAGCTGGGTATTGAGAGACTACATCTAGTTGTATAATAAACTCTACTATTTGTTCATAAGTCATCTCTCCTCTCATAATTTTCTCATAGTCTGGGTGTTCATAAAACCTTTTCCAAGGGAATGTTCTTCCTCCATAAGTAGCAGCATAAATCATTTCAAATAACCCAGCATTTGGTATGTTAATAGGTTCACAGTTTTCTACATCAGGTCTAGGTAATACATTAGGATCAAACTTCCATTCTCCAGAAGTATTTAAATTAGTATTAGGAGCAACAAAAGAAGACCATACTTCGAAGGACATATTAGAGAGTGTTAAAAAGTTACGCATATCTACATGATAAGTTTCAAACATGGTAGTAGCAAACTTTTTATAGAGTTCATAAGTGCACATTACATCTAACTTTAAATAAGCTAAACACTCTTTTTTTAAATTCCATTTATCTACTATAGTAAAATTATCTGGTAGCTCTTTCCAATACTTAGCTTCGGGAGTAGGTCCTTCATAAGAGATATCTTTATGTTCATTAAGAAAGTCATAAGGGAAGTCACCTTTTTGAATAGGTAGATTAAAAGCTTTGCAATTATTCTTTAATGAACCAGTTAAATAGAACTTTAATAAATCAATAAATTTAATTTTAGCACCCGTATTTTCAGTCCATTGAATAGTAATAATACCTGAGCCATTATTGTTGACTATTTTAGTTTTAAGTTTATGTTTAATGCGATAAGAGACAATAAAATTATTATCATAATGAGCATTGTTATATCCTATCACAGTATATTGAGCTTTAGGTAAGAACTTTAAAAAGTGCATAAACTTTTCTAAGCAATTGTATCCATAAGAAGATTGATAGGTTTTATCATGATACCATCCACACGCATAAACTAGGTGTTTACCGGCTGGATCTGTATGAGTCTCTAAGTCAAAGATAATAGTATGTTTATCTACATCTAGCTCATCTAAATATTGTACATTAGAGAAGAGTCTTTCTTTTCCATATTTAACTGCTTCCATTTTAGCCATAAAATTAGAGTTATTAATATTACATTCGTGGTTATCCATATTCTTCTTAATGATAAAGCGACCACAAGCCCCACATTTAGCATATCTGCATTCATGTTCCTTTTTAAAGAATTTATTACATTTAGGACACTTTTCTCCTTCTCCATTCTTTTCTCGATAAGCTTTTCTAATGTAGCGAACATAATGAGCATCATCTAATAATATTTTAACTGGATCAGTGTATTGAGTACCATTTAAACGAGTAGAACGAAATAAGAATAATTCGTTTGCAAAATTCCATTTATAAACTTCGATATTAATATTATAATATTTGGCAACTTTTTCTAAGTTTTCTTCACTACATTCAAAACCATTGATATCCATATCAGGAAATTCATTCTTTATCTCACTTTTCCACTTCTTTGAATAAAACTTCTTTTTCTCTGTTTGAAACCATTGTTCTATACATGCAAAGAAACATTGACCGTTCTTGGATTTTGCAGAATGAAGCACATACCCATTCTTGTAAAAGTATTTTCCTCTATCTGTTTGACAGAATCCAGTATCTTCATCCATTTCCATTTGAAAGTCCATATCAGCAACATCATCTCCAGGAACAGCTATCCATTCTCTAGTACGACTTTGTGACCATTCTACTTTTCCTTCACCTCTGCGAATAATATCTACTTCAAAGCCAGTAAATTCTTGAAAGGTATAACCTTCAATAGATTTTAAACGAGTTAGAGGTCCATCTTCATAATTGTGTATAATGGATTCGATAATATAATCAGTGTTAAATACAGTTCCTGTTTCATTGTTATTCCACTGTACTTCTTTAACAGCAAAATAATGATCATGTTGATTCTCATCAGTCCATCGTAATTTGAAAAGGATACCACCCTTATCCAAGTCAATTAATGAATGAAAAGTTAAATAATCTAAGATACTAATAAGTGCCTTACGGATATTCTCAGAATTAATGGGAACTGCTTCAGGAGTGCTATTAACTATAGAGCCACGTAGCATATAAATATTTAGCGTATCTAAGTAGTTTTTCTCTTCTAAACCTATTAGCATAAAAGGATCATCGCTAGGTACGTATGGCGCTATAGGAGGAGGAGGTGGTGTATTCGCGTTCCTAGAGCGTTTTTGAGGTTGGTCTTCCTCTATTTCTTCCTTATCACGTTTCCGTTTAGGCATTATTAAAAAAAGTAAGTATAGTTTTTAGAAAAAATGAAAAGAGAACAAAAAATAAACTTTTATATAACATTTTTGATTTTTTCACGTATCGGTGTTTCGGAGATGTCGGAGACTGAAGAGATGGTTAGGAGAGTTGTAATTAAAGAGTTGGAGCAACAAGGAGTAAAGAGATCACCTGATTACATACCTACTTATTATACTTATGAAAAAGTATTACCTACATATGAAGGATTAAATCATATTAAATTAGATGAAGAGATTGTGCATATTAGTGAAGCGTGCATGATGTATGGTAATTTCCATGATGATAAACAATATCGTATCAGTGGTACTTTTAAATACTTAACTGATAACTTTAGTGGAAGATTTATACCACTCTACTTAAAGTATAAACAATTAGAATGGGCTAGTGTTATTTTTGCTTCTGTAACTGATGCTGATGTTTGGACTAAACATGAATGGCATTATTTATTCGGATTTAATGAATTTGAATTATTTACCATTATGGATTTTATCTTAACTAGGTATTCTGAAATAATAGCTTCTTTAAATATACAAAAATTAAATAACATGTGGCAATCTTATCATGAATCAAAATATTATATTTTAAAAAATTTATTGAAATATGATTATTATTATATCAAAAACTCACCATTCGAAAAAGAATGGATGAGAAGAAAATCAATGGAATAAAATATTATTTTTTCTTATTTCTTTTGTGTGCAGCATAAGCTTTCTTTCTTCTTTCTAATTTATCAACTGAATTTATCATCATTGTACCTAATCTTTTTACACTCTCAATATGAGAAGTGCTACTAACCAAATCAGAAATCGATAAAGTAGTTAATCCTTTAAT